TCTGACAGTTTCGCCCCACAAGCACCAACAAAGAGACTCAAACAGTAGGCTTTTACCTGAGCCGTTTGAGTCTGCGTTTGGTGCGTCCTTGTTGACTCCTGTGACTAAGATCAGCCCTGGTTTATTGAGCGGCAAAGATATCTTGCCGATAGACCCAAAGTTCTCAATCTTCAGGTTTGTCAGTTGCATTTGCTTGCTCCAAAATAACACATTGCATACGTACTACGTAAGTACCATCTGTGTAGTTTGCGACTTTGTTTCGTACTTGCTCAACAATCGTCTTACTGAGCAGATCCGCTAAGTCTGCTTTTCCATTTGCCACGGAAATCTCAACAGTGGCAGTAAGTGTAACTACGTGCCCAACATTGCGGTCAACAACAACTTTTATTGAGTTTTTCACGTCAACATCAGTATCACAGGTAGGCCGCACCGCAGCACATACCTAGCTGAATTACTAGTAAAGCTAATACAAGCAGTAGTAATACGTCTAGCTCATTCTGCATTTGCAACGACTAAAAGAGTCTTGCCATATGTTACAAGGTCAGATTTCTCAATTCCAGGAAGATGGGATTTAACCCAAGCTTCGTTTGCCTTAACCCAAGCAGGAACCATTGCAACTGGAGACAGATTCTCCTCGGAAAGTTCAAGTGTAGCAGCCTGCACCTCAGGAGGCATGTATATTACTTCACAGTTTTCAGCCCCGGACGATTGGCGCAGAGAGTCTATTTCCGCAGGAGTGTGCTTCTTGCTAGTTAAGATCCTCACGAAATCCATTGGCCTTGGCTTAGTCTGTGACCCTTCCTTTGACAGGATGAACTTAGGAGCACTTTTAGTTTCGACAAAATCGAAATCAACATGGTCTAGATAGACCTTCACATGAAGAAATCCGCGCTTGGTGTTGGCGTCTCCCCAGTTATGCTGGTGAGTAGCGCCAACGTACCAACCATTCTTAAATAGCTGCTGATGTTCGTGATAGTGCCCAAAAAAGCAACCAGCAAACTTCTGCCAAGGGATGTCACTGACACTGACGTCGTTGTCACTGACGAGTACGTAATCTGAGCCAACCTTTGCGCCTTGAATGCCTAAATGCGCGAATAGGATATGGGGCTCATTTGGAAGGGTAGAATTTGCTGCAGTGGCGATGCACTCTGCAGCTTGCTGTCTGTCGTCGGTGTACGGTACAAAAGAGTAGGTTACTGTGTCCTTGCGTAATCCGTACATACGCAAGGTACGAGGAGCCAAGCCAGGAGTGTCTGATGGAGTATTCCAGTCTATTACTCTGCACCCGTCAATTCGTTTAAACACTTCTAGACTGTGAATTTTGCCGTCTCTGTCTGCGTAGTCGTGGTTCCCTGGCATCATCCAAACTCGCGCTACAGAGGCCAAAGAAGAAATGGCCCTGTGCATTAAGTTTAGTGCGACAGTTGGGACTGCTTCTCGTGTGTGAAACAGGTCGCCACAGAAGAATACTTTCTTGATGTTATTGGATGCTACGTACTTCTGTATCTCTGCTACTACATCATACGAAGCTTTTAGACGTGAGTTAACAAAATAGTTTTCGTAGGCTTCTTCCTTAGCCCCAAAGGGAAAAGTATGCGCATGATGGTCAGAGAACACAACGAATTCATCAATCATTACATCCACCATAGGTTAACTCGCTTATTAAGGCTAGCGTAGCGTATTTCTAGCGGTCGTCCACCATCCTAGACCACTCATGAACGCAACGCATTGCTGCTGAAGCCCCTGCGATCCAGTTTTCCACCTCAGTTTTTACGGCGGAGACAAAGTCTGTGCAACTAGGTTTGTTATTGGGGGCATTTAAATCGACTACGACGTTTCCGTCTTTAGAAGCATACCAGTTATCTTCTTGATAGAAGACTGCGATGGGCTTGCTATGGTATAGTCCACTTAGGTTGACGCGAGCTACAAAAAGTTTTTCTTCTTTATACATAGACCGCTTTTGTGTACTCTTAGACTTCTTCATTCAGGCACCTCCTTCAGCGTGTCCTTCGCAAGGTCGTTGGATCATCGCTTTCGTCCCTTCCTCACATCGGCACAGACGCGCCGTGCGATAGAACGACGGTCGTCCTTGCGGCTCCATCCGACGCTATCGAGCGCCCATTCCGCACCGCGTTCCTCGGCGCACTTGAGGCACACGCCGCACGGGCCACTCTCGGGTTCATCCGCTTTTGTCTCGCGGCATCCGACGCCTCGGAGCATCTCGACCTCGGCCCGCGCCTCGTCGCGCTCGCGCACCGCGACGCCCACGGGGCAGTCGTCATAGTGAGCACGTCCGGTCTTGTGCTCTGAGTCCGCGCACCCATCGCACGCGAGCCGAAGCTCGTCGCGCTCGCGCACCGCCTCGTCGCGCTCGCGCTCTAGTTCAGCGATCTTCGACTCGTACTCCTCGCACGTCTCACACACCTCGCAGAGCCGCACAGTGCTGCGGATCTTGCGCGCCCCGCACTGCGGGCAATCGTGGTAAGTGATCATGGCTTCAGGCTCTTGTTGCTCGGTCGCACGTTGTCCGAGAACGACCAGATCAAAGCGATCAGCCAGCCGAGGATCGACCAACCGAAGAACAGGTTCGTGAGCAAGATCGGCCCGGTATTCCTGTGGTACCGCGCGCTCGCCGTGATGAACGGCAGAAAGTACACGAACAGGACGAACATAAAGAACAGCGCTACCAGCACTTGGTCGCCTTGCATTTTAGCCTCTTTTTACTCAGGGCAACTTAACTCGGTAGTGAGTCCGGATCGCCTGGTCTAGTGTTGTAGCAACATCTGGATGTGCAGCAATGTAGGCGGCTGCTTTTTCTGCTCCTTGACCGATACGCTCACCAAGGTAGGAGTACCACGCCCCAGACTTTTCTATCAACCCAAGAGTGGTGCCAAGCTCAATCAAGTCACCATAGTAGTTGATTCCTTTTCCGAATAGGATATCAAACTCAACTTCTCTGAATGGAGGAGCAACCTTGTTCTTCACAATCTTTACACGCGTGCGATTACCTACTGATTGCTCTCCACTCTTGATCGTTCCAACTCTTCTAATCTCTAGGCGAAGGCTGGAGTAGAACTTGAGAGCGTTACCACCTGTGGTTGTTTCTGGATTACCAAACATAACACCGATTTTCATTCGCGTTTGGTTGATGAATACAAGAATCGTATTACTCCGTGCAGTGATAGCTGTAAGCTTACGCAACGCTTGGCTCATTAGCCTTGCTTGCAGACCCATATGCGAGTCTCCCATTTCGCCCTCAATCTCGGCCTTGGGAACTAGTGCCGCGACTGAGTCAACGATCACTATGTCGTAGCCACCTGAAGACACGAAAGTTTCCGCAATGTCAAGAGCTTGTTCTCCGTTATCAGGCTGCGCTAGAGTTACGCTATCCATGTTCACGCCAAGCGCCCTAGCGTATGAAGGGTCTAGCGCGTGTTCTGCGTCTATGAATGCAGCAGCGCCTCCGGCTTTCTGTACCTGTGCGATAGCGTGAAGAGTCAAGGTAGTCTTTCCGCTAGATTCGGGTCCGTAAATCTCGATGATGCGCCCACGAGGATATCCGCCTACTCCCAAAGCAACATCTAAGCCTAAGGAGCCAGTAGAGATCGCCTCCACATCAGGTAGTGGATTGGCGGCAAACTCGAACGCTGCTCCTTCTCCGTGGTTCTTAACTACAGCAGCGATCGCCGCTTTGCGTGCATCTTCTTTTGACGTGAAGTTTTCCCTGTTTAGCTTCTTTTCTTCTTTCTTTTCCCGTGTCATACAGTTATCCTTTCATTAATTCAAAACTTTTCGGTTTCTGAGTAAAAAGGAAGCTTTCCCATCTTCCATTTTGCTTTCCTCAAGGTGAAGAAGCAACCTTCAGCGCAAAAACCTAAAGCTTCGGCTTTTTGGTCAACGCGAAAAACAGCTTCTACGAGAACAGGGCAATCTGGCGCAGTAAGAAACACAAAAAGGTATTCTTGTTCCTGGCTGCTGTCCATGGCGTTTATTCCCTACTCGTGTCAAGAAACACGCTTCACAGGTTTAGCGAACAGTTCTGGACTTCTCTTCTTCAATCTGTTCAAAATCTGTCTATCGTTCGCAAGCCTGTTCTTTTCGTTTTTGACTCTTATTTCTTCTCTTTCTTTTTCCGTAAGATTTCGGTACCCCTCAATGTCGTAAGTACACCTGATAGACCTGCTGTTTACGCTTATGTGTATTTCTGCTTGTGGTGTAATCAGGTCCATGAGTGCCGTGCGTAATTCGTTTGTGAAAGCCTCCACTAGGACTGCTGCTTCAGTGAGCTTAACTTCCCCAGTTGCATCCCGGTGTAAGTACGCACAGTTAGGCACGCCGGACTCTTTGTCTTCGTAATTACCTGTGCTAATAATCGCCTTCCGCTTGGTCATGATGCCCTCCAAATACATAAGAATAAAGGGCACACAACGTAGTCATGTGCCCTTTATTGAGTTTACAGGGTTATTGAGACTCTAAGTCATCCCAGAGAAGCACGCATCTCTGATGCTAGGTCGTCCCCATCTTCATTAGCCCACTCTGCTGGCGCTGCGTTCTTCACGTTGTTCGTGGAAGAAGGAAGCAGCGCCTTGAAAGAACCGCCCGCACCCTCAGACAGTAGCTTGCTCATGTCATCGAACGACTGGAATCGGCCAATCTTTCCAAGGTCGGGAAGTTCAAAATCCGGGGGAACTGGAGCCTTGGTCTTCTTGAGGTCTGGCTGCACCGTGTAGCGGGTCTTCATCTTGTCCTTGTTACCGATCTTGGTAAGGATGATGTTGTGGCCTTCCTCACGATCCGTGATGTCCAGCTCGTTCGCAAGCACGATAGAAGCGATCTGCTCGTAGATAGTGGAAGTGGAAGCGTAGACCTGAACCTTTGCATCGCCCACGGCAAACGGAGGCTCCGCGTCTGGACGCTCCTTCTTCCAATCCGCAATGTCCTTTGCAGTGTACACAGCGTCCGCCAAGTCCACCACGGACATTAGGTACGCCACCTTTGCTCGCAAATCCTTCGCCAGTTCCTGCGCCTGCACATTAGACTTCTGCGTACGCAACTGCTCTACGAAGTCACAAATCGGGCAATCAGGGTCTTCACTTCCAGGAGTCTTCTTGGGGCAAAGAACAGGACCTGCCTCTTCTGCTACGTTCCAATGCTGCCACACCTCTCGCCAAAAAACGCCAGCGAAAGTACCCTCATCCGTCCAGGGAGGCAGGATTCGGATGCGATTTACACCTTCTTGTGGCTTCCAGAACTTCATACTGGGACCGCCACCACGGGTCATTCGCGCCTGAACCTCTGCCTGAGCCTTCTTCAACTTTGAGATATCTAGTGCCATGTTTTCTCCGTTTAGTTAGTTACTACCGTTTGGTAGAATTGAATCACTAACCTACCACAGTGTAGGTTAGTGTCAACCTCTATCTCGAAGCTCCCGACCTAGCACAACTGCATCGGCCCGGAACTCCGTACGCTGATTAGCCCCCAAAGAAACAAGCATTTCTTTTCTGGCAGCCATTGAATCCCTAGCCGCCTTCAATAGTCCATGCTGCTTTTCTGCGTCCATGAGTTCAGACTGAACAGCGACGTATCTGTCATCTGTGATGACCATGTTTTCTATCATTTTTTCTGTAGTCTTAACCCCACTGTTCATCATCTCGCCCCGCTTCTCAGCGTCAAGAACAGCGTACATGCGCTTCAAGTCTATGTCTAGACGCCTAACTTTGTCAGCAGCTAGTTCAAAGCAGGTGGCGTAGTAGGCAAACCGCTCGGCGTGAGATGCAAATTCAGAAGAAAGGTCTGACCTATTGATGTACAGGTGCTCGTCTAAATGTGAGTCGTAATCCACAACGCCCACAGTATGCACAGGTACTAGGTCACTAAGCTTGGTGTTATCCGACATTTTTAGCTCCGAGGAAAAGGCACGCTAGCAAGCAGTGCCTTGGTGTCAACCATTGTTAAGGTGCCCTACGGGTTTTCTACGTGCAGCGCCTTCTTAGCTCCCCAAGATTCCGTAGAAGACGAGAATTCAGCCACAATAGGCACAGTGAACTTCCAGGCTTCCATAGCCTGTTTGATAGCAGGCAGTAGGTATAGCTCGTCTTTGTGCATGTATAGCTGCACTTCGTCGTGTACGAAGTTCACGAGTTTACTTTTCTTGCCGTTCAAGATGTTACGGATTCGTACTAC